GCGTTCTGACCTATCAATCCACAGTTTGTACCCACCTGTTCAAATCCAAACGTAAACGGAGATCCAATAAATCTCATGGTATACAATGCATTATCGGTCCATATCAAAATGTTTTCTTTTGCAACTAATGCACCCATGATCTTTGTACCATCCTGCAATCTTTGTGTCCCTGCAGTGTTGGTTGTACCTGGTGCATATTCATTTATTTGTTCTTGGTTAGAAAATCTTATAAACATATCATCTTGTGTGGTCGGATCACCAATTGTTGTTTCTGTCCCTAGATGAATTAAGTGACGTGTTGTTGGTGATATAAGTGTAACTCTAGATGCAGTTGGGTTACCACTATCACCACTGATTGCTGTAGAAAAATTTGAAGTGGTTGTTGATGCTCTAGTTGTAAACTTTGCAGCGATAGCAGAGTTCCAAGTAAATGTTTTACCATTTGCAACTGTTGCAACTAATACTTGACCAAAGTTACTTAATGACCAAAGTCCTGGTTCAAGAGTCACGGTTGATGCTGCTACAGCATCACCCCAGTTACCCCAGTCTGTTGCATTTTGAACTGTTGTATTTGTAGAATGAGCTTGACCATTTGATGTGCCGGCAGTTGCTGTGCCTTTTGCACCTCTAGTAATTCCTAAAAAGTTTGTAGCATTTGTAGATGTGTAAGTAATTAATTCTGCATTTGGCACTGTGCCTACCGCAATAGTTCCTGCAGATGGAAAACCTGTTGTGCTATCTACGGTCACAGCTGTACCCGATCCACCTGTACCTGCTGTATCAGCATTTAATGATCCATCTAATTCTGTGCTTTGTGATCCTGTTACTGTTCCACCATAGTTTCCAATACCAAAACCATAACCATATGATTGTGCGGAAGGACCTACACTTTCATAAGGATTAACAGTGCAAGAACTTCCTGATGTTAAATCAGATCCACCACCGTTTGCTTCTGCTGATGGTGATGTTATTGTAAATGTTGTAGAGCTTGGTACTGTTATTACTTGACATAGTTTATCTTCAAACGTTGAAGCTGCGATACTAGAACCTGTTGGCATGGTTACAGAATCTAATTCAACAATATCTCCTATTTGTAAATCATGATTAGTAGATGTTGTAATTGTAACTGCTGTGCCTCTAGTTGTGCTTGTGGTTATTGTTGAACCTGTAAATTGAGTTTGTGTTCCAGCGTTGTTACTTCTAAATGGAGTTATATCAAATAAAGCTCCTTCAAAATAAATAAGTAAAAATTTATCTGTTCCGATAGCAACATACCTGTTACCATCAAGATCAACAAATGCATGTTGTTTTCTAGCTACACCTACAATGGTGTCACTTAATAAAGATGTCCAGCCACCCACCTTTTCAGGTAAACCATATCTAAATCTAACGTTGTCAGAGTCTACCCATCTACCAGCTGCACCAACAGATGTATCTTGTTTGTCTATCCCAGGTAAGAATTTTATGGAAGTCAGAGCCATGGTCCGTGCTCCTTACGCCGTGTTCGTCTTAAATGCCCAACCTCTTGTTGCATCAACGTAAACCAATGTTACTGCTTGACCATTTACGGTTAATACTAGATTTGAAGTTCCTGAATTAATTGGTTGTCCGTTTCTATCAAAAGTTAAATTGTTAGAATTAAAAGTTCCTCTAGTGTCGATAACGGTTACTTCATCTCCAACAGCGGGAGAAGCAGGTAAGTCAATCTCTATAGGGTTGGCGGTTGTATTTGCAAAGACTTGTGCGCCAGCTACAATGGCGTATGGACTATTAGAATCTGTTATAGTTGCATAACCTTTTTCTAAAATAGTCATGACTGTTTCTGTACCATTTGATCTACAGAGAACAGTTGCACCTGGCGGTATTTGCGTGGTGCTACCACCAGCTGTTAATACTCCTAGTGTTCTATTTGATGTGCCTCTAACAGTATCGTCTTTCATGACCCAGACTCTAGTAACACCCGATCCCGAAGGCATTGTTATAGTCCTATCTCCTGCTAAAGTTCCATGTAATCTTAAATATGCATTTTTACCATTGGACGTTGCACCATCTGTAAGTAGTAATGTTACACTGGCTGCTGCCATGTCTACATCTAAAACTCCTGATGATCCTTGTTCCAAGATTTGTAAATTTGTGTTGGTGATTCCACCCCACTGTCCAGCTTTCTCACCGGTTGTGATAATTTCTAATTTTAGATCTGATGAAAATGTTGATGCCATATTAATTCGTATCTATCGGTGTCCAAACCATTGTTACACCTGGTATTATTTCACTCCATGTTATTGCAGATACCTCTCCAGTATCAAGAGCAAATTGGGTTGTACTTAAACCACTATTTACATCTATATTGCAGTCAGCGGTTATTGTAACATTTCCTGTGGCCAAGGTCAATTGGTTTACAGAAGGTACAATATCTACACTTGTAGAGACTGAAGTAGCTGGGAAATTTGTATTTAATACAACCTGACTACCTGTAGGAGATACGTTAGCGTCTGCTGTAATAGTTATAGTTCCAAGACCTAGAGTTAATCTATTTGGATCAGGAACCTCTGTAATTGAATCTGCTGAAATAGCAGGGTTACCAATATTTATAGTAAGTGTATTTTTTACTACGTTAATATTTACATCAACGGCTGTTTGTGCTGTTGCAAAAGGTAATGCTGATATTGCGTCAAATCCTAAACTCATAAAATTCCTTAAAAGGGGACAGTAGGTATGTGGTGGTGTACTGCCCCCATCTAAAGATTATATCATCGTTTAAACCAGGAAGGAAGACCTAAATGTGGACGCTTGTCGAACATATTATCCTTTGCTCCCCAAGTTTTACGATTGTTATAATGCAGGAAAACTTGCACGCATTCTTTGCCTTTGAATTTTTCTCTCCAATGCTCTAATTCTACTCCTCTATAAACCAACATATCTCCTGGTTTTAAATCGACTCTAACTCCTTTTGATTTACTAGCTGCCGTAATATTTTTACCATCTGGTGCACCAACATTTTCATTTGGGCTTAAATATATTGGCCAATCATCACCACCTAAATTCATAGTGGTTGATATCTCACAACTAAATCTATCTTTATGTCTTTTTAATTCATCACCTTTTTTATAAATTCTTGCGTAAGTATATGCAGGATACAATTTTAATCCGGTAGCTTTTTCCATGCCTGGTTGACATTTAAGTAATAAAGTTTCCATAGCCATGTTTGCATATTGAGAATAAGTATTTGGGATTTGTTCATTTTCACCTTCATAATATCCAAGTATAGTTTCAAAGGGAGAAAAATATTTTGCTTGTCTACAAGTATCATAAACTTGTTTTTGCATTAAAAAATAATTTGCAACAAAAGATGCTAGATCTTTTGATATTGCCTGACGAATAATTGTGTACTTTTTCTTTTTAAACATCTTTAGCCATTTCTTTTGGCACCGCTTGTATATTCCAATGTATAAATCTGAAAGGTTCTATACCGTGATCAACTGCATACTCATGTTCTAAATATCCAGGAAATATAATTAATGTTCCTGGTTTAGGTTTCATATGAAATTGTTCGTGACCTCCCCATACACCTTTTAAATCTGGTTTCATATGTAGTTTAGTTGTTCTTGCACCAGTCTTTGGTTCGTGAAAGACAGGGTATGATGTTTTATCACTACACTTTAAAAAATAAAAACCTGATACATGTTGATTCCAATGTATGTGCGCAGAATGATGTCCCCCACCTTTTTTAGCAAACTCTTGCACCCACATTTCACTAAACATAGTTGTGTATTTAGACATGTCATAACCTTGATGATCTAAATACTCCCAAGATTTTTGACCGATGTAATTTCTAAAATCTAAAAAATCATTGTCTGTAAGTAATTGTGTTGAGTGATAACTTGTTCCAAAGTCGCCATATTTTTTTATGTAATTTTTTCTAGTTTTACGAGCTTCTTGAATATATTTGTTAGAAGCTTTGTTTAAAGATTTTACAAACTCTGGTTTTTCTTCACTCCATACTACAGTTGGAAAATAACTATTTATAAACATTATTTAAAAGGTCTCCCTAAATGCCATACTACAAGACTATATCTTGTGCCTGATCTTACTGGTTTAACTCTATGCCACACAAAACTAGGAAATATAATGATAGATCCTTTTGGTAATATTTCTTTACATTGTACTCTATGTTTTGATTCGTCTCTCATATGTGGATCATAGTTTCTAAAATCAAATTCTAATTCACCACCTTGGTATTCTGACCCATCTGTTAATTGACAGGTCATAGATAATTTTCTAATCATACCTTTTTCTGGTCCTTCTTTGTCATAAGGTTTATCCCAACTATCACAATGCCAATCGTAGTATTGATTTAATTTATATTTTGTAAACTGACAAGACTCTGATCTTTCCCAATCGTAGTTCCAACCGGCTGCTTTATTAGCTTGGTGAACATATGGATGTAATTCTTTATATATCCAAGTATCGTTTAGCCATACTAAATCTGATTTTCTTTTACGCTGCATATTTTTTACTTCATCTTCTTTTAGTTTTCCATCTCCATACCCACCAGTCCTAGCCATAACTTCTTTTTGTGCATTAGCATATCGTATTACTTCATCACAAAATTTAGGTGTTAACACACCGGTAAAATAATAATAGTAATTAGATATATTCATAAGTTATTGTTTGTACAAAATTTAAACTATCTTTTTGATTGTTTGTTAAATAATACATACAAGTTGATGGAAACATAATAAACATATTATTTTCTAATGGTATATCCCAACTTCTTCCTTTACGTCTATTGTCTTCATAATGTATTCGAACCATACAATTTTTAACTTTTACACCATATAAAAATGTATAATCTGGTGAATTACGTAAATCAACAGGATCTATATTTAATAACGGAATTGTAATCTCTTGAGGCTTATACATATTGCCCCACGTTTCTTTGTTAATTAAATTAAATCCATACTCTAAATTTATATGATCTCTTATATAAGTATTTAACATATCGAATGTTCGTGAAAATGGAAAAGGTGAATCGGTAATTTGTGAGTTTAATATATCTTGTTGTAACTTATCTCGATCAATGTCCCAACCTTTAGGCATTGCTACATCGCCATAATATAAAGCTATTTCAGATAATACTTTCTTTTGCATACCACATACCTTTTTAATTTATGCGTTTTTGTCTGTCAAGTCCCAAGATTGATTAGCTTCATTCCAGATATAATCCCATCTGTGAGTATCAGCTTCATTTTGTGATTCTTGTTCTGCTGTTAATGCAGGAGCATCACCAATTGGTGATTGCCAACCAGCAGTTCTC